GCGCAAATCCAAGCCATCTTCGGTTGGACAGACGCGCAGGTGGATGAACTCTTTGCCGAGGCTGATGCGCTATGACATGCCCATCCTCTCTGATCTCCGGTGACACGTGGTCGTGGTCGGTCATCGACACGGATCGCTCGCCAGCGGACGGCTGGACGTTGGAGTTCCGATTCTCCGGCGCGACGAACTTCGCGCTCACCGTCACGGCGAACGTCGCGAACGACGGTTGGGACGTCGCCTACACCGCCGCATCGTCGGCCAGCGTATCACCGGGCCGCTACGAGTGGTTCGCGCGTTGCTCGAAGGCCGGCATCGTGCAGACGATCGCGCGCGGCGAAGTGCAGGTTGCGCCGAACATCAGCGCGACAGGCATCGATTCGCGCAGCAGCGCCCGCGCGGCGCTCGATGCGATCCAGAAGCGGCTGACGGGCGTCGCCACCGACGCGGTGCTCAAGTACGAAATCGCCGGTCGGCGGTTGGAGCACTACTCGTTGACGGAACTGCTCGCGCTCGAATCGCGCCTACAGCAAGAAGTTCGTGCAGAAGATGATTGCGCCCGCGCCGCGTCTGGCCTCGGGCGACGTGGCCGCGTTGCCGTGAGGTTCATGAAATGACGCTCGCTGAACGAATCCGCCGCATGTTCGCACCGAAGCGCCAGACGCAATGGCGGCGCTTCGAAGCGGCGCAACTCGACCGGCTCACGTCGAACTGGATCAGCACGGAAGCGTCGCTGAACGAAGAGCTTCGAACCGATCTGAACAAGCTGCGCGCGCGCGGGCGGCAACTTGTCAACAACAACGACTACGCGCGGAAGTTTCGCGGCATGGTCGAAAACAACATCATCGGCCCGAACGGCATCAAGTTGCAAGCGCGCGTCGAGAACGCACCAGGCAAGCCGGACACGCTCGCGAACTTCGCGATCGAAGCGGCGTGGGACAGATGGAAAGCGGTCGCGGACGTCACGGGCAAGTTTCACTTCGACGACCTTTGCGAAAACCTCGTCGGCGGCTTGCCGGCCGATGGCGAATTCCTCGTCAACATCGTGCACAGTGCGGACAACCCGTTCAAGTTCGCGCTGCAAGTTATCGACGTCGATCGAATCGATACGATGTACAACGTCGCCGGCACGTCGACGACGAACGCCGTCATCATGGGCGTCGAGGTCAACACGTATCGCCGCCCGGTGGCGATGCACCTCTTCGCGGGGCACCCGAGCGACGGACAAAACACGAATCGCGAGCGCGTGCGCGTGCCGATCGATAACCTGATTCACGGCTACCGCGTTGAGCGCGCTGAGCAAGTGCGCGGCATACCGTGGATGGCGCCCGGAATGCTCTCGTTGCATCACCTCGGGTCGTTCAAGCTCGCCGCGCTGCTGGCCGCAGAGCACGGCGCGAATCATTACGGCTTCTTCACGTCGCCGGACGGCACGACGCCGATCGCGGACGACGAAGAGAACGGGCAACAGATCACTGTGAGCCAGCCGGGGGTGTTCGACACGCTGCCGAGCGGCACCACGTTCGCGCCGTTCGAATCGAAGTACCCGAACGAAGTGTTCTCGCCGTTCGTCAAGACGACGCTTCAACGCATCGCAACCGGCTGGCGCGTCGCCTACGTGTCGCTCGCGAATGACCTCGAAGGCGTCAACTACTCATCGATCCGCGCGGGCGTGCTCGAAGAACGCGATCGCTGGCGCTCCGATCAACGCTGGTTCATCAACACGCTGCTGGAGCGCATCTACCCGCTGTGGCTCAAGAGCGCGCTGCTCGCCGGACAGATCACGATGCCGAACGGTAGCTCGCTGCCGGCGTCGAAGATCGATAAGTTCACCGCGCACGAATGGCAGCCGCGCTCGTGGGAGTGGGTCGACCCGTTGAAAGACATGGAAGCGAAGGTGCTCGCGATTCGCGCTGGGCTCGCATCGCCGCAGCAGGTCGCGTCGCAAATGGGCGGCGATTACCTCGACAACATCGATCAGATCAAAGCGGCGATGGACTACGCGGGCACGGCTGGCGTAGCGCTGCCGGCACTCGAAGACGCGCCGAAAAACACGATCGCCACCGAGTGACATTTTCCGGTTGAAAATGTCAGCGCGCATCGGTTCAATGCGCGCATGGAAGCACTACCGAACCCGATTGCGAAAGCGCTCGCCGATGGCCAGCGCTTCGAGCGCGCATTCACGGTCAATCGCGAAGCGGTCAACGCCGAAGCGCGAACAGTCGAACTCGCCTTCGCGAGCGAAACGCCGTACGAACGTTATTGGGGCATTGAGATCCTCGATTGCTCCGCGTCGTCGATGCGAACCGCGCGGCTCAACAGCGGCGCGAACTTGCTTCTTGAACACGACAGCGACGACGTTGTAGGCGTCGTCGAGAGCGTCAGCATCGGCCCCGACCGCGTTGCGCGGGCCATTGTGCGCTTCGGAAAGAGCGCCGACGCAGAGGAAGTGTTTCAAGACGTACTCGACGGCATCCGTCGCAACGTCAGCGTCGGCTACATGATTCACGAGGCCGTCATGGTCGAAGAATCGGACGGCGTCGCGACGTACCGTGTCACGGACTGGGAGCCGTTCGAAGTCTCTCTCGTCGCTATCCCCGCAGACCCGAATGTTGGTGTCGGTCGCTCGATGACCGCGCCGGAAGAACCGAAATCACTGGAGAAAGTTGTCATGGAAAACACCGCCCAAGAGCCCGTTGTTACTGTTGTGGAGCAACGCAATCACGCGAAGGAGATCGGCGACATCTCGTCGAAATTCCCCGGCAGCGCCGACATCGCGCTGAAGTCGATTCAGGCGGGCCACACCGTCGAACAGTTCCAGCAGGAGCTGTTGCGCTCGCAAGCGTCGAAGCCGCTGCCGACGGCCGATGTCGGCCTGACGCCGAAAGAGACGCAGCGCTTCAGCGTGCTGCGCGCCATCCGCGCGCTGGTCGACCGCGACTGGACGCACGCCGGATTCGAACGCGAAGCCTCGCAGGCCGTGCTGAAGCGCATGGGCATGAGCGAAGCGCCGAACGGCGGTTTCATGATCCCGTACGAAGTGCAGCAGCGCGACCTGACGGCGGGCACCCCGAACGCGGGCGGCTACCTCGTGGCCACGGACAACCTCGCGTCGTCGTTCATCGACCTGCTGCGCAACCGCACGGTCACCGGGCAGCTCGGCGCGACGCACCTGTCGGGCCTTGTCGGCAACGTCACGATTCCGAAGCAAACGGCAGCAGCGACCGGCTACTGGCTCGCAAGCGAAGCAACGGCGATCACCGAGACGCAACAGACCTTCGGGCAGCTCTCGCTCGCACCGAAGCACGTCGGCGCGTACACCGAGATCAGCCGTCAGTTGATGCTCCAGTCGAACCCGTCCGCAGACAACCTCGTCATGAACGACCTTGCGCGCGTCATCGCCATCGCGATCGACTCGGCGGTTATCTCTGGTTCCGGCGCATCCGGTCAACCGACCGGCATCAAGAACACGGGCGGCATCGGATCTGTCGCGAGCGGTTCGATTACCTACGCCAAGGTGCTCGAGTTCCAGACCGACGTCGCCGGATCGAACGCGCTCGCCGCGAACTGCGCGTACCTCACCGACCCTGCCACCGCCGCCGTGCTGATGCAGAAGCAGCGCTTCACGTCGACGGACAGCCCGCTCTGGATCGGAAGCGTGCTCGACGGAACGGTGAGCGGCTTCCGCGCGATGGCGACGCTGCAAATGGCGGCTGGCGACCTGCTGTTCGGCGACTTCTCGCAAGTGGTCATCGCCGACTGGGGCGCGCTGGAAATCGCACTCAACCCGTACGCCAACTTCCCCGCAGCGATCAGCGGCGTTCGCGCGATCCAGACCTGCGACGTCGGCGTGCGCATTCCTGGCGCGTTCTCGCTCGCCACTGGCGTCACCGCGTAAGGTGAACGCGATGGATCAGGTCGACATCATCGTCGTGCGCCCGTTCCGCATCGGCGGCGTCGCGCACGAGATCGGCGAGCGGCTCACGGTCGGACGCATCTTCGCGTCCGAGCTCGTGAGCTACGGCAAAGCGATGCGCGCACCGGCTGAGCATGCGGACGACGCGAAGAAGGATCGAAAGAAGTGAGCCGCTACAACTTCGCTGGCGGCGCGAACGCCGTCACGATGCTCGCTGCCATCAATGCCGCCAACACGGCGGCTGCGACCGGCACGGGCATCGATCTGCGCGACTATGAAGGGGGGCCGATCGCCATCGTCCAGAACAAGGGCGCAGGCACGGGCACGCTCACCGGCAAAGTGCAGGACAGCGACGACAACGCATCGTTCGCTGACGTCACGACGGCGGGCGTCACGACGACGTTCACGCAATCGGGCACCGGCGCGGACACGAAAGTGCTCGTGATCGACCCGTTGAACGTGCGTCGGTACGTCCGCTACGTCGGTACGGTCGGCACGGGCCAGCAGCTCGTCAGCGTGACGATGATCGGCATGAAGAAAGCGGCGCAGTAATGATCGGCACCGGCGACATGGATGTGTTTTTTGACGTTGCGCATTTCGCGCAAGCCGTCACGTTCACGCCCACGTCGGGGCCGGCTGTTACGTTCAACGCGATCTTCGACGACGGCGCTGTCGATCAACAAGTCGGCAACATCGTCATCGAAGCGACTGGCCCGCAGTTGACGCTCGCTACCGCCGACGTTCCAGCGCAGTACAAGCAAGGCACCTACGCGGTCGGCGCGGTCACGTACCGCGCGATCAATCACAAGCCGGACGGGACGGGCGTGTCAACGCTCGACCTGCATCGCGTATGACGCACGTTCGCGCGTCCATCCGGCAACAGATCGCGTCGGCGCTCGCGACGGCAGGCACGCTCGCCGGATCGCGCGTATTCAGCGAGCGCGTGCAAGCGGCAGACGACACGGAGCTGCCGTTCATCGCGATGTCGATGCAAAGCGAGCAACAGGACGCAGTCGCGTTCGGCGGCGGAGGCAACGCTTCAATGCTTGTCGAGCGCACGCTCACGCTCAGCGTGTACTACGCGCAGGCCATCGAATCCGGCTACTACGACGCGGGCGACGAAGCGATGCGGCTCATCGACGGCGCTCTGATGAATGCTGCGCTCGCTGGCGTGAAGACGATCACGCCGACGCGGACGCTCTTCGATGAAGAACGTGAAGGCGCGCGGCAGCTCTACACGATCACACAGGATTACACGATCACTTATTACACGACGGCGGGCGACCCGGCGTCAGCACATTGACGGAGACACATCATGGCAATCGCAACAGGCGTCGCAAAACAGCTGATCTACAAGGCCGAATCGACGTGGGGCACGCTCGCATCGCCGACCAGCCCGAATGGTCAGAGCCTGCGGCGCGTCAAGTCGACGTTGAATCTGAAGAAAGACACTTTCGCGTCGAACGAAATTCGCACCGACTATCAAGACGCTGACTTCCGGCACGGCGGTCGCAAGGTTGAGGGAACGCTTTCTGGCGAACTGAGCCCCGGAACGTACAAGGACTTCATCGCCGCCGCGACACGCAAAGCATACGCATCGGTCACCGCGATGTCGTCGCTCACGCTCACTGTCGCCGCATCCGGCGCGTTCTTCACGATCACGCGCAGCGCCGGCAGTTGGATCACGGACGGCGTGCGCGCAGGGATGGTCATCCGCCCGACGGCTGGCCTCAACGCAGCGAGCCGAATCGATTGTCTCGTCGTCACGATCACCGCGACCGTGCTCACCGTCACTCCGTTGAACGGCGCATCGCTCACCATCGAATCGGCGGTCGCGTCGTGCACCGTCAACGTGCAGGGCAAAGTGACCTACGTCCCGCAGACTGGTCACACGAACACGTCGTTCTCGTTCGAAGAGTGGCACTCCGACATCAACCAGTCGGAGCGCTTCAGCGGTTGCCGCGTGTCGAGCGTTGACCTGAAGATGCCCGCGTCGGGAATCGCGACGATTGACGTCGGACTGCTCGGCAAAGACATGACGACGGCGGGCGCGCAATACTTCACGTCTCCCGTCGCGGCGACCACCACCGGCGTCACGTCCGCAGTCAACGGCGTGCTGATCGTCGGCGGCGCGAAGCCGATCGCTCTCACGTCGCTGAACGTCAAGCTGAACGGAAACATGACGACGGAGTCCGTGGTTGGCTCGAACTACTCGCCCGATGTGTTCCAGGGGCGCGTGCAAGTGGACGGCGACTTTCAGGCGTTCTTCGACGACGGCACGCTGCGCGATGCGTTCATGAATGAAACGCCGGTCGCGCTCGCATTTGCGATGACGACAGACAACACGGGCACGGGCGACTTCTTCGCGTGCTATCTGCCGAAGATCAAGCTGAACGATGCCGCGAAAGACGACGGCGACAAAGGCATCAAGCGCAGCTACCCGTTCAAAGCGCTGCTGTATCCGACGTCGGGCGCAGGAACGGAAATGACCACGGTGCAGTTTCAGGACAGCCAAGCATAGAGAGGGGCGACACAATGGCCACCGCCGGCGAATTCCGCTCGCACCCCTGAGAGCGGAGGGCGCTCCTCCCTGTTGACTCGCGCGCGCGGTGGCCACCCGCAACAAATGGAGTACCGACATGGATCTGAGTTCACTGAACACCGCCGCCGCCGATGAGGGCGGCGTTGAGTTTGTGCCGCTGCACCCCGCGACGCGCGAACCGCTCGACATGACGATCAAGCTGCGCAGCGCGAACTGCGAAAGCGTGAGGCGCAAAGCGCGCGCGTTGCTGAAGCGCTTGCAAAGCAACCCGGAATTCCGCAAAGACGGGTCCATCGACCCTGAATTCGCAGAGGCGCAAGCGATCGATCGGCTCATCACCTGCACCGTGTCATGGAGCGGCGTCGTCTACAACGGCGCTGCGCTCGATTGCGCGGCGGAGAACGCGCGCCGCATCTACGGCGATCCTGGCTTGCGCTGGCTGCGCGATCAAGTGTCGGCGTTCGTGGAGGATCAGACGAATTTTTTGCCCAAGGCCGTGCCGAGCTCTACCGGCACGCCGAGCGCATGTTCCAACTCGCTCGCGCCGAAGACGGAACCTCCGTCTACGATCACCTGATGAGCATCGCCGCGAACAACTTCGCACCGCAATCGCAGCGCGCGATGGCGCGTCGTGCGCTCGAATTGCCGCCGCTGCCCGCTGCGTGGGAACCGTTATTCGCGGACTTCATCACGCTCGACCGTCGTCGCCCGCCCGCGTTCGCTGGCATCGCGCCGTTGCCGATCAGCGAGATCGTCGCGTTCGGAGAGGCGCTGCGCTTCGGCTACGCGGCGCACGAACTCGAAGCGATGATCGAACTCGACGCGATCCGCATGCGCGTCAACGCGCAGAAGGTAGAGGACGTCATGACGGAGCTCTCGAATGGCGACTGACCTCGCGAAGATCGCAGTCACCGCCGTTGATCGCGCGACGGCGGTGCTGTCGAACATCAAGGGCAGTGTCGACGGCGTCACAAAAAGCGCTGACGGGCTCAAGAAAGCATTCGGCGCGGGCATGTTCGAGAGCTTCTCGCGCGGCCCGATGCTCGCGGCTGTCGGCGTGCTCGGCGCGATGTCGGCTGCCGCTGTCGGTGCGGGGGCCTACTTTGTGTCGCTCGCGAAGGACGTCGCCAGCGCGCAGGCTGCGCTGAAAGGACTGGCGGAGTCGTCCGGCGCGTCGGTCGAATGGTTGAGCAGCATCCGAGGCGTCGCGAAGCTCGCTGGCACCGATCTTGAAACGGTCGCGGGCGGCATGACGAAGCTCGCGAAATCGATCGAACTCGGCGGCGGCGACGCGGAGCGCGCGTTGAAGGCGATTGGCCTCAGTTTGAAAGACCTGCAAGGGCTGCGCACCGATGAGCAATTCGACAAGGTCGCGCGCGCGCTCGGCAACTACGCGGACGGCGCAGGAAAGACAGCGGCGGCGCAGATGTTGCTCGGCAAGTCCGGCGCGCAGATGCTGCCGTTCATGAAGGATTACGTCGAATTCGGCGAGCTTTCGGTCAAGACGACTGCCGCGCAAGCCAAAGAGGCCGACGAACTCGAAAAGAACATCAAGCGCCTCACGATGGCGAAAGAGGCATGGAAGAAGGTCGTCGGCGGCGAGCTCGTCCCCGTGCTCTCGGACGTCGTGTCGGCGATCGTGCGGTTGCAGACCGAATCGAACGGCACGCTGGACACCGCGAAGAAGTTCGCAGCTGATGGCAGCATCAAAGGGTGGGCCGAATCCGCTGTCGACGCGATTGCGTTCCTCATCGACGCGGCGCGCGTGCTCGGCACTGTCATCAAGGTTGTTGGTCAGGCGTTCGTCGCGGCTGGCGCAGACATGGCCGCGGGCATCGCGCAAGGACTGTCGGCGATGACGGGGTTCCATCCACAGATGCAGGCTTACGCGAATGCCGCGCGCGAGATGGCTGCGTCGATGCGGCAAGGCTTCAGTGAGTCGCTCGATTCGGCGCTGAACATGGACGCGTCGAAGATTCAGAATGCGATTCAACGCTCCCGCGAAGTCGGCAACATGCTTCGCCGCGCCGCGTCGGGTGAATTCGACGACGCGCGCGATCGGGCATCGTCGTCGAAACTCGCGATCGTCGGGCTTGACGAAAAGGATGTCGCGAAAGCGAAGGACAACATAGCGCAGCTCGCGAAGGAGCTGGACGCGCTGCGCCTGAAGCTCAACAACAAGGACGTCGAGCTCGCGAAAGAGTTCGAATTGCTCGCGAAGGCGATGAAAGCGGGGCTGATCACCGTAAAAGAAATGTCCGAGATGCAGGCCAAGGCGATTCTGCAATCGAAGACATACAAGGCCGAAATGGAGTATCTGGTCGCCGTTCAAAAGCGCTGGAACGAGCTCGACGAAGAGTGGTTCCAGGGCGAAGAGCGCAAGCGCGCCGCGATCGACGACACGATTCGATCGATCCGCGAACAAACGGAACAGGCGCGCGAAGAACTCTCGCTGCTCGGCCTGTCGAACGTCGAACGCGCGGTTGCGATTGCGCAGCGGCGCGCCGAGAAAACTGGCGTCGACACGTTGACGGATTCGTATCGGAAGTTCATCGCGGAATTCCGACAGACGCTCTACGACAAGGAGGCGCAGGAAGAGACGCTGAAGAACCTCGAAGAGACTCGACGTCAGGCCGAATCCGTCTGGCGCGGCATCTCTGACGACATCTCGCGCTGGATCATGTCTGGTTTCCGCAACACGCGCGATCTGCTCAAGCGCATGTTCGAGACGCTGGTGCTGCGTCCGTTGATTGCGCCGATCATCGGCAACCTCACGGGCGGGCTGCAAGGCATCATCGGCGGCCTATTCGGCGGTGGCGCTGGCGGCGCGGGGAGCATCCTCGGGTCGCTACTGTCCGGCGGCGGCCTGCTTGGCGCGTTCGGCGCTTCCGCATCCGGCGCCGCGAGCAACGTCATCGCGTCGTTATTCGGCGGCGGCTTCGGCGAAGCGATCGGTTCGACGATCGCGGGCGTCACGGGCGGCATCAGCGGCATGATGGGCGGGTCGATTCTCTCGGGCCTTGGGCAGATGCTCGGTGCGCTCGGGCCGGTCGGCGCTGTCGTGTCGGGCATCGCGGCGCTGGTTTCGATGTTTGCGCGCGACGAAAAAGGCTTCAAGTTCGACAACAGCCTGCGCAACATCGCGGCGCCGCCGGCGAACGTTCAACAAGCCGCGCTCGGTGCGTTCGCGCCGTCCGGCGATGTGGACAGCAAGATACTCGGCGCGATCCAGCCGTTCATCGCGAAGGTGCAGGGGCTCGACAAATACATCGCGGACAACCTGCTGACGGACAAGACGCTCGCTGAAGTGCGAGAGCGCATTCAAGCGATGCAGAACCCGCGCTGGTGGAACCTCGAAGACCCGCAGGCGATCGAGAAGGCGTCGAAGTACTTCCTGCAACAACGCTACGGCGCGGCGTTCGAGTCGATCAATGCGGACGTCGCGGCGACGATCAAAGGCTTCAGCGGCACGGCGGACGAACTGCTCGCGTTCATCCAAGGCTTCATCGCGATGCGTCAAGCGATCAACGACGCGACGGACGCGGCGCATCGTGCAGCAGAGAGCACCGCGCAGGATGTCGCGGACGTGCTCGCCGCGCAGCAAAACAACGTGCTCGCGTCGTACCGCGCGCAGCTGCGCGTGACGCAGCAACTGCTCGACGTTGCGCCGGATTCCGCGAACGCGCTCGGCGCGCTCGTGACCGGCATGCAATCGTTCCGCTCGGCCACGATTCAACTGCTCGCGCAGATCGAAACCGTTCGGGCAAACCTCGCCACGATGTTCGGCGACACGATCCGCTCGATTCAAATGTCCACGATGGACGCGGAACAGCAATATGCGTTCCTGCAATCGGAAGCGGATCGGCTCTTCGCACGGGCGCTCACCAGCAACGACGCGGCGGAGATCGAGCGGCTCGCGCAGCGCATCAACGCGGACGTGAATCAGGCATATGGCCTATTGAGCGCGGATCAGCGCGCGGTACTCGCGCCGGAGCAAATCGCGCGGCTGCAAGAGGTGAATCGTCTGCTCGACGAGCGGCTGAGTCAGCTCGGCGGCGCGGCGCGTGATCAGCTCAGCGACACGATGGCCGCGCTCGCGGCGAAGCTCGAAGACGTCGCGGCTGCGCAGCTCGAAGCGGCATCGCGCCAGCAGACGGCAGCGGATACGCAGCTCGACGCGGCGCGCACGCCGAAAGAGGTTGATGTGCGGGTGAACTTCACCGCGAACGTACCGGGAACGGCGGAGGTCGGCGGATGATCACGCTATCGGGAGCAATGACCAGCGCGATCGGGGTCACGTACCCGCGACACGGCGCGTTCGTTGAGATCGGCTTCACGACGCCGCTGCGCGTGCACGACCGGCAAGGCACGAAGACATGGGACTCGAAGACGTGGGTCGCGGCGGACGTGCGCATCGGCGGCTTCGTCGTGGAGAACGGCGCAGCGCAGCGATGTTCGATCACGTTCGTTGATTCCGACAACGCGATCGCGCAGCAATTGCGCGCGCAGAAGATTGGACTCCCCGTCAAAGTGTGGCTGTTCGACGCGTCCGCGCTCGCGGCGGGCGACCCGATCAAGCTGTTCGACGGCATCATCGCAGCGGCATCTGGCGGCGACGATCGGCGCGTCCGAGTCGATTGCTCGCTCGTGGACGTGTGGCTGCCGCGCGGCATGCTTGCGAACATCGTGCCGGCGTACATGTTCATGCCAGAGGGATCGGTCGTTCAATTCGGCGACGGCACGATCATCGCGCAACGTCGGTCGGAGTACGCGTAATGCCGGCGCTCACTATCCCTGCATGCGGCTACTCGGTCGGCTCGACGCATGAGATCGACGACGGCATCGAGCGCGTCACGTCGATCGGCGGCACGCAACGCGGCTGGTCGGATTACGACGCGTCGAAACGTGTGTTCACGCTCGTGTTCGAACTCTGCACCGCTGCCGAGGTGACGACGATCAGCAGCGAATACGCGTCGAATCGGCTCACGGGCGGCATGACGTTCACGCCGCCGTGGGTCGGGTCAAGCGTGACGGCGGATTACGCGGCAGCGCCGCAGATCGCTCCAGGCGCGACGTATCACCGCGTCACGTTGAAGCTGAGGGAGCAATGACAAGCGCCGTGCCCGAGACGCCGCCAGCCGGGGAACCGCCGCAGGTCATCCCGAACTGGACGCCGCCGAAGACGCCGATCGCGATCACGACGCGCGAGACGCTCGCGGAGGCGCGCGACACGTTCGAGCGTCAGGTCATGGTCGCTGCGCAGAATGAACCGTGCCGCGTCACGTATGGCGTCGATCGGCTCGGCGCGCAGATCGCGCGCGTTTTCGGCTTCGGCGATTCCGTGCTCGCGGTCGTGTTCTGGGGCCGAGGCGAAATCCAGTCGGTCACGAACTTCACGGTGGACGACAAGATCGGGCCGCCGTTCGTCTCCGCCACGCATTACACCGGCACGACGTCGCAAGCGGTCAACGCGCAACTTGTCAGCGCATGCTCGGCACTGTCGCCGTCCGTTGCGCACACGGCGACGTTTGCTGGCCTCGCGTATTCCGTCGTCACGTTCGCCGTCGGTGCCGACATCGGCGACATGGCCGCGACGATCACTGGCCGGAAGATCTACGATCCGCGCGACGGCACACAAACGCTCGGCACGCCGAGCACGTACAAATGGAGCGATAACCCGGCTCTTGCGCTCGCTGACCTGATCACGAACGACGTGTACGGCTACGGCCAAGCGATCGATTGGTCGAGCGTCACAGCGGCTGCGAATGCGTGCGACGCGCTCGTGTCGGGCGAGAAAAAGCGCACCGTCGGCATCACGCTCGACAATCGTATGCGCGCATCGGAATGGCTCGACATCCTGCGCGCGCATGCCGGGTGCTTCATCGTCCGCAGCGGCGGCGTGTTCAAGCTCGTTCCGGATGCGACGGCGAGCAGCGTGCACACGTTCACGAAGAGCGAGCTTGTGAAGGGCTCCGTGCAGTGGGCGACGCGCGACATCGATCAACGCCCGAACGTCGTGGAGATTCGTTACACGGACACGTCGGCAATCCCGTGGCAAGTGCGAAGCGCGATCTACCCGGCGAACGGCGTACCACCGATCGGGGAAGAGCTTCGCCTGTCGCGGCGAGAAATGACCGGCGTGCAGCGGTATAGCCAAGCGATTCGCGAGTGCATAGAAGCGATCAATCACTGCGAACTCGAATCGCTCACGCTGCGTTGGGAGAGCTTCCTCGACACGACGCCTTACGAGGTCGGCGACGTCGTGACGATCAACGACGGTGGCCTGACAGCGGGCATTACGTTCCGCATCCTCACGCGCGAATGGGCGCGCAAGGGCGTCTGGCGCTTCAGCGGCCAGAAGTACGACGCATCGGCGTTCGACAGCAGCGCCGTCGCGTCGCCAAGCACGGGCGACACGACGCTGCCGTCGCCGAACAGCCCACCGACGCCGAGCGGCCTGACGCTGGTCGAAAACATCGAGCCGCAAGGCGTCGGCGGCGTCGCGTTCAGCAGCATCAGCGCGTCAGTGACGCCCGTCGTGTGGCCGTTCCTCTCCGGTTACGTGTGGTATGTCTACGACGACGCGGGGAACCTCGTCGACGAAGCGACGACGATTGCGCCGACGTGGCGCACGCGCGCGTTGCCGGCGCCGCAGCGCTACACCGTGTTCGCGAAGACGCGCAGCGCGTCCGCCATCGGCGCGAGCACGGCGCAGCAACCGATCACGTTGAGCGGCAGCACGCAGTCGCTCACGCAACTCGTATCAACGGAAGTGCTCAGCGCCGGCGCGACGTATGCTTACTTTGAGCCGTACACGCTCTATCAGGGCGACCCGTATTTCCGTGTTGCGCCGTACCCGTATTCCGGCGACCTGACATTCGCGCAACAATTCGCGTCCGACACGATCAGCGCGGCGTCGCCGAATGTGCTGTCGCACGCGAGATGGCTGTTCAGCCCGTTCCGTTCGTGGTGTTATGCGAAGACTGCGGCGGTTGATCTTGGAACGTCGAAAACAATCACTGTGTCACTGTCGAATGCGCCGCCAACGACAGCCAAGCGATGCTACGGCTTCGAGTTCGCCGATTCGATCGTGGGGCCGTGGGCATTCTCGCTCGGAGCGATGGCTGCGCGTGTCGGAAGATATGTGCGTCTTGTCGTGTTTGTGATTGACGATTTCCCGTTGATTACGTTCCCCGACGGGACGGGCGGGCCTTTGCCGCCGTCATGGATGGCGCAAGGCTACGAAGGAACCGACCTCGGCAACGCGCGCATCAACATCTTCGCGCCGACGGTCGAAGAAACCGGCGTCGTGACGACCTCGGCGAGCGGCCCCGTCACCGTGACGCTCGCGAACACCTACGCTGCGATGCGTGACGTGCAAGCGACGGCGCTCAGCGCGGCGGGCACCGCTGTCGTGACGGTCGATAACGTGACATCGACATCGTTCGACGTCAATGCGACAATCGCGGGGACGCGCGTCGCGATTCCGGTGCGCTGGAACTTCAAGGGAGCACTATGACTGCATACACCACAGGCAGGCCGGACGGCGGACAGACCGGCACGCCATACACGCAATCGATCCGCGACAACTTCGAGCACCTGCGTCAGACGATGGCAGCTGGAGGGATTGTCGCGGGCTATGACTTCACGCACAACGGCGGCACGTCCGCCACGCCGAGCGAGTTCTACTACCGCGAGCAATCGGCGGAGGTGACGGCAGACAACGCGATCACGGGGTTGTCGCGTCAAGCGACGTGGTTCAAGATCACGAACACGTGGTCGAGCGGCATCCTCACGAAACAGAAGTTCGAGATCAGCACAAACGCAGGTTCGACGTATTCGAACTGGACGACGCAGGCTGGCAATTACTTCATCAACTACGATTATTCGAGCGGCAAGGTCGTTCCGTTCATCACGTGGAGCACGACATGAGTCAAGCATTCGCAGCGGCGGGGACGATCCTCGCAAAGCAGGCGGTTAAGCCTGCGACGTCGATTCCGGCGCCGAGAAACGTCACGGGGCCGACGTCAACGACGGACTTCTTTACGATGTGCGGCACGGCGGGCGATGTGCAATCGACGAGCACGTCGGCAACCTACGCGGACGTGATCAACGTCAGCGGCGCTGGCGTGCTGTTGTTTTGCGCGCTCTACGGAACGTCGACCGGCACGGCGGAGCCGGAAATCACGATCACGGTCGACGGCACGAACGCGCTCAATGCATACGCGGCGACGTACGGGAATATCGCGTGCCCTGTTGGTGCGATGTCCGCAATCGACACGGGCGGCGTGAAAGCGAATGTCGCGCTCGATGCGGTGTACTTTACGACGTCGTGCCGCGTGCAGCTTCGGCGAAAATCGGGCAGCGGCACCGTGGTATGCGCTGTCAAGTATCGGATGACGTGACATGAAGTGGTTGCTTGACCTGCTCGCGGCGTTCTTTAAGCCGCACCAACCGCCGACTCCGGTCGTCGAAGCGAGCGATCCTGCCCTGCGGTTGATGGTATCGGCTGCGGGATGTGTGCGGCCTGATGACGTGGCGGAGGCGTTCGATCATGCGTTCAGGCGGTTTGGGTTGCATGAGAACGTCAAGGCGCAGGTGCACATCATCGCGAATTGCGCGCACGAGTCTGGTGATTTCACGTTCACGCGGGAGAACCTGAGCTATTCGAGCGTGGAGCGCATCCTTGCGGTGTTCGGTACGAATCGTGGAATCAAGACGTTGAGCAACGCACAGCTTCAGGGGTTGGTGCGGAACCCTGAGGCGCTCGGGAACATCGTCTATGCGGACGCGAATCGCTCGGATGCGTTCAAGCTCGGCAACGTGGAGCCTGGGGACGGTTATCGGTTCCGTGGTTGGGGGTGGGCGCAGCTCACGGGGCGCGAAGTCATGACGAAGTTCGCGCGCCACCTCGGTATCTCCGTCGATACGCTCGAACGGATGACGGACGATTCGACGTTCGCGCACGCGGCGGTGTGGTTCGCGGTCGTCTATCAGCGCGGGTTCATCGCTTCGGCGGCGAATGATGACGTGATCGGGACGCGCAGAGCGTGGAACGGCGGGACGAACGGCTTGGACGACGTGCGCAAGCGTCGGGAACGGATTCGCAATCTGACGGGAGTCTGACGATGAAGTTGATTCGCAACTGGAAAGACGTGCTGACGTTGTCGTGGTCGGTGCGCCTTGCGCTGTTGAGCGCGGCGTTGAGTGCGGCGGAATTGGGTGTGCCGCTGTTTCGTGAGGCGGTGCCGCCGAGGATGTTTGCCACGGCGTCGATGATCGTCGGTGTTGCCGCAGCGATTGCGCGCGTCATTGCGCAGCAGAACCTGACGCCGCCGGAGCAGCAATGATCGCGCTGTTTACGGTGCTGCGCCCGTTCTTGCCGTACATCGCCGGCGTCGTTGTGGCGCTCGGCGCGGTGTGGGGCGTGCATCATCACGGTTACACGTCCGGCGTAGAAGCGACCGAAGCGAAGTATGCCGAAGCAACGAAGGCCGCGCAGGCGAAGAACGCGGAACTGGAGGCGAAGCTCGCCAATGCGACTCGCTCGCTTGCGGAACGCGCGTCTACGGTGACGACGAATCAATCGAAGGTGGCTCGAAATGACAAAGCGCGTGCTGATGCTCTCATTGCTGATCTTCGTCGCCAGTTGCGCGACGCCACCCGTGACGGTGTGTCCGGTGCTGACGCCGCCGCCCGATGCGCTGATGTCGCCGCCGCAGGAGCCGATGCCGCTGTCGCTAACGCCGCCGCAGCAAGAGCGAATGCCGCGCAAGTAGACGGCCTGCAATTGTGGGCGGGTGACGCGTTGCGGTTGTGTGGGAATCGCATCCCGCCAGCAACAGCGAAGCGATTGACGGAAGCCGAACGTCGGTTTGCGGAGCGCGAGAAAGAAATCATCGATGAACTGAGGTAGACCATGCGTGCATTGATCGTCCTTCCCCTGCTTCTGGTCGCCGGCTGCGCGACTGATTACAAACACTACGCCGATGCCATCGCCGCGCAGGCGCGGTATCAGGCCATCGCCGAGACAGAGCGTGCGAGCGCGATGCGTGCTGCGTTGACAGCGGATGACCCGGTAGCCAGAGCCGTTGCAGCGAACGGCATGGCCATCGCGGACGCGCTGCGAGCGGTTGGCGCAGGCGGTCGGCAGACGATGATTGCACCGCCGAAGTCGTTGATGGAAGAAGCGGCGCAGTTCGTCGGTGCATTCTCTCCGTGGGTCGCAGCGGGCGCGCAGGTCTACGCGACGAAGAAAGGCGCGGACGTTGCGATTGCGCAGTCCACGAATGCCGCGAATGTGGCGATGAGCACGAATGCGACGTTCAGCAACATCGC